CAAAAGAATAAAATACTCCCGGTGCCCCTCCTTCGTAATGGGTGGTGATGTATAATCCCGAAACATTGGTTGCATCCGGGAATTGTATGTCTAGACTATCTGCAAATGAAGGATTATACCAGTAAGTGTTAATATTGGTATCCTTAACATTTTCAGGGATATAGTTTTCACTGTAAGGTGCTTGTACAGAAGTATTCACCGGAAGGGGGAAAACTTCATAAGAGCTAGCTGAAGTCAAACCAAATATCCTGGAGGAATTGTGGTTTGAAAAGTTGGATCTGAAAGCTGAATTGTTTGTTTGTTGATTTTGTGTAAGCATTTTTATGGGCCTCCTAATTAATTTATGACTTTATGTTGGCTTCCCCGATAGCATAATATGCATACAAATTTAAAAATCATAGTATTAAAGGAGGCCGCCTACATGGCGCTGACACCGAAACAAAAGCTTTTCGTGCAAGAATACCTGATCGACCTCAACGCCACGCAGGCGGCCATTCGAGCGGGATACAGCCCCAAGACGGCGGAACAGCAGGCAAGCAGGCTGTTAAGTAATGTTAAGGTGCAGGAAGCGATCAGAGAGGCGCAAAGCCATCGTGCAGCTCGCACCGAGATTACGGCTGACATGGTACTGCAGCGTTGGTGGGATATTGCTACTGCAGATCCTAATGAGCTGATCCATTTGCGCCGTCTGGCCTGCCGGTACTGTCACGGTAAGGATCATCAGTACCAATGGCTGGACGAAGAGGAGTATACTCAGGCCGTCAAGGATGCTATTGATTCCGCTGAATCCGAGTCAAAGAAGCAGGATAGGCCTGTCGAAGCGATTCTGCCATCTGAAGACGGGGGGTATGGTTTTGACCGCCTGGCTGATCCACACCCTAAATGTCCGAAGTGCCGAGGCGAGGGCCGCGCTGATCTGCATATCGAGGATACCCGCAAGCTGAAAGGCGGGGCGCGTCTCCTGTATGCTGGGATTAAGGAGAACAAGAACGGTATTGAGGTTATCATGCAGGACCAGGCCAAGGCCCTTGAAAACGTGGCGCGGCATCTTGGCATGTTTGTTGATAAGGTGCAGCACAGTGGCAATGTGGATCTTAACATGAATAACCCATACAAGGACTTGACCACTGAAGAACTACGGAAGCTGGCCCGTGATGGTTGATCTGACCGTAATCCGCCGTGGTGCCCGTGTGGAATTGGCCCGCCGTGAGTTTTTCAGCTTCTGCCAGGCCATGGCTCCAGATTTCTACCGGGATGATCGGCAGTATCTGATAGACCTGTGCGGGGAGCTGCAGGAGTTCTACGAATCCACAGACGATATACTGGTGGTCAATCTACCGCCCCGGCATGGGAAGAGCCGCACCGCTTCGATGTTTGCACAGTGGGTCTTTGGTAAGAATCTGATGGAGAAGGTCATGACAGGATCTTACAACGAAACATTGTCCACCACGTTCAGTAAGGCTGTGCGGGATGGCATAGGTACTATCAAGGCTGATGAGAATCGGATCGTATACAGCGATATCTTCCCCCAGGTGAGGATCAAGCGCGGGGACGGGGCCATGAACCTGTGGAGCCTGGAGGGTGGTTATAACAGCTATCTGGCCACGTCTCCCACGGGTACGGCAACCGGCTTCGGGGCAACTATCCTCATGATCGACGATCTGATCAAAAACGCCGAGGAAGCCAACAACGAAAACGTACTGGAGAAGCATTGGGAATGGTTCGTTAATACGATGCTGTCCCGGCTCGAAGAAGGCGGCAAGATAATCATCATCATGACCCGCTGGGCCACGGGAGACCTTGCAGGGCGGGCGCTGGAGCATTTTGCTGAGGAACATAAGCGGATACGACTCTTGACCATGAAGGCTTTACAGGATGATGGTACGATGCTCTGTTCAGACATCCTGTCCCGCGCTTCTTACGAAATGAAGTCCCGGGCCATGGGGGAGGATATCGCCAGCGCAAACTATCAGCAGATCCCGATAGATATCAAGGGTAAACTGTACAGCAGCTTTAAGACGTACACGCAGCTGCCCACGGATGGCCACGACGAGCCGCTGTTTACGGGGATCTATGCTTATTGCGATTCCGCTGACGAGGGTGATGATTACCTATGCAACATCATCTGGGGTGTGTACCAGAAAGAGGCGTATGTCTTAGACGTCATATATACTAAGCAACCTATGGAGATTACAGAGCCAGCCACAGCGCAGGCTCTTTTTGCGTTCAAGGTCAACAAGGCCCGCATTGAGTCCAATAACGGCGGTAAGGCCTTTGCGCGGAACATCAAGCGTATTCTGGAAACGGAGCTGAAGAGTAACCGGACCGATGTGAGCTGGTTCCACCAGTCGAAGAATAAGACGGCCAGAATCGTCAGTAACGCGACATGGGTTATGCAGCATATCTACTTCCCTGTGAACTGGCGGGATCGCTGGCCGGACTACTACAAGGCCATGACGAGCTATCAGCGGGAAGGCAAGAATGCTCATGATGACGCGCCGGATGCCACAACCGGTGTAGCCGAAACGATGTTCCTGTTAGGGGGTTAAGAGAGTGGGGTGGTTTAAGAACATGGTCATGAAAATGCTAAGGATCAACCCGGCGCCGGAAAGTCAGATTATCACGATCCAGGAGCCGTACAGCTATAAAGCCAACGTGCTGCGTAATCGGCTGTGGTATCGTGGCGATCCGTCCGAGCTGGATCAATTCTATAAGCAATCGGTGACAGACAGTGTAGGAAAATCCCGCTTCTGGGCGGCGGTGCCTACGGCTGGCCTTGGCATCCGGAAGATTCACAGCGGGCTCCCGGCCATGGTGGCGGATCGGCTCTCTGATATTGTGGTTGCCGATATGGACGCGATAACCCTGAAGGTGCAAGCTGAGACGGCCACATGGGAAAAGATCAGCGAGGACAACGACTTTCCAGAGCTGCTGGCCGGGGCTGTTACAGAGGCGCTGTTCGTGGGGGATGGGGCGTTCAAGATCACGGTGGACCCGGAACTAAGTGAGTATCCGCTGATAGAGTTTTACAGCGGTGATCAAGTAGAGTACAAGCGCACCCGTGGCAGGCTGCAGGAGGTCATTTTCTGGACGGACTATACCGTGAGCAGTAAGGATTACCGGTTGGAGGAGACATTTGGGCTGGGGTACATCCGCAGCCGGTTACTTGACGCCTACGGCAAAGAGGTGCCACTATCCGTTGTGCCAGAGACGGCCCAGCTCAAGCCGGAAATCACTTATGACGGTGACTTTATCATGGCTGTGCCGCTCATGGTGTTTAAGTCTACCAAGTGGCCAGGTCGAGGGAAGTCACTGTTTGACACCAAATCAGACAATTTTGACGCGCTTGATGAGGTGGTCAGCCAGTGGATGGATGCAATACGCTCCGGGCGGGTACAGAAATACATTCCCGAGGACATGATTCCGAAAAATCCAGAAACCGGGGAGCTGATGCGACCTAACCCGTTTGATAATCAGTTTATTCGGATTAATAGCACCTTTGCAGAGGAGGCCAAAGGGCAGATCAACCTTGTGCAGCCTCAGATCCTCTATGAGGCGTTCGTGGCTTCCTACGCTTCAGCCGTTGACATGTGTCTGCAGGGCATTATATCGCCCAGCACTTTAGGCATCGACTTGAAAAAGACCGATAACGCGGAGGCCCAGCGGGAGAAGGAAAAGGCCACGTTATACACCCGGGGCAAGATCGTGGAACGGCTGAATGAGGTCATTCCTCAGCTGGTGCAGACGGTGCTAAAGGTGTATGACACGATGCAGAGCCGCGCAGCAGGCAAGTATGAGGCCAGCGTGACCTTCGGGGAGTATGCCAGCCCGAGCTTTGACGCCGTTGTCGAGACGGTCGGCAAGGCGCGGACATTTGGCGTCATGTCCATAGAACGTGCCGTAGAGGAAATGTACGGCGACACCTGGACCGCTGAGGAAAAGGCCGAGGAGGTCGCCAGGCTGAAGGCGGAGCAGGCCCCACCTACCTTTGACGAACCAGGAGCTAACCGTGACGCTCCTCCAGGTGAGAATGAGGATGATACGGGCGGCGAAGATGAATGAGGAAATATGACATTCGCGGTATCTACGCTCAGATGGAGATTGACCTGATAGCCAGCATGAAGCGGAATCTGACCCGTCATGAGAATGAGGAAAAGAAATTAGGCTTTAAATGGCCACAATGGCAGCAGAAGAAGCTTGAGGATTTGCAGCAATACAAGAAAGAGGCCGCTCAGATCGTCAAGAAGGCAGAGCCTGTTATCGAACAGGCCGTCGAGCAGGAGATCAAAGGGGGCTTCTTTGCGGGGATTAAGCGGACAGCCATGAAACTCCTGGGGAAATTCATGCCGCTGCCGCGCAAATTGAATATCCCTGATGTTTCTGACGAGAACTTTTTCAAGCTGAACGAAGGCCGCGTCAATGCACTGGTAGAAGCGACTCAGGGTGAGCTTAAGGCTGCCCGCTTTGCCATTCTGCGGCAATCTGACGATGTATTTCGGCAAACTATATTCAAGTCCCAGGTCTATCTAAATTCTGGTGCTGCTTCTCTTGGCCAGGCTATTGATATGGCCACACGGGACTTTCTGGATAAAGGATTAGATTACATCACCTATTCAAATGGGCGCCGAGTGAATGTCGCTTCCTATGCCGAGATGGCGTTACGTGCCTCTTCCCAGCGCGCTGTCTTTGCAGGGGAGGGAGCTAAGCGGCAGCAGATGGGCAATCCGTTCGTCGTGGTATCGGCTCATAACAACTGCTCAGAGCTGTGCCTGCCCTGGCAGGGTAAAGTATACATTGATGATGTATACAGCGGTGGCAAGGCTTCTGATGGTCCGTATCCGCTACTCAGCAAGGCAATGGCCGCCGGATTGTTTCACCCTCACTGTCGCCATAACATGACCACATTTGTGCCAGGCGTCAGCCGGATGCCGGAGCCAGTAGACAATACCGAAGCTTTGGCAAACTACAAGGCCGAACAGCGCCAGCGGTACATGGAGCGGCAGATCCGCAGATACAAGCGCCGCGAGGCTGGCAGTGTGGACCCAGACAACCAAGCTGCAGCAGCCGTTAAGGTCAAGGAGTGGCAGGG